TATCGTTCGGATCGGTCATATCCACACCACGCCGCAAACCATAACATTGATAGACAAATGGTGAGACTGGCTGGCCCCAGAGCTCAAACATCGCATAGCCAAGTGTGGCGGATTGATTGACGGTCCCGGCGCCGCGCGTGTCAGTCTTATAGGCAACCACATGGGTAGGGAACTGATACCACGAGCGCTGCGGATCTTGAGAATCTACCCACTCGCGGCCTCGCGTAACGATCATATCGAGGTACATGGACATGTTGCGCGCTGTCTTAAGTGTCATAAAGTCGCGTACAGGCGCGGTGTAATAGACCTGGTAGACCTGGAAGGTAGAAGTAGTGCTGCCGGGATCGGCGTAGATGCGATCGAGCGTTGCTGCGCCGGTGATGGGATTGTACGCGATGATGTTATAGATGCCGGCGGCGGCTGAGCCACGTAGTTGGCGTTGTGTGATGAGCGAGGTCGGATAGGAAACTTGCGATGCGTTGAGTGCAGCGATCGCGGTCGCATCGAAGGTGAGGGATGCGCTGCCTTGAGTCAGATTAGCTGTACCGGAGGTGACAATCTGAGGCGATATCCATGCCCAGTCGATTAGATTGAACGACCAGAGATTCTTCTCGCGAACCTCCCGCCATGCACGATTGATGAGAGTGAGAGTATAGGACCAGGGGAGCTTAGGAACGGTTCCTCGAAGCTCGGACTGCATGGTTATGAGTGAGATGATGCACCCCCGGCTCCGATTAAAACGCTCGCTTCGGCATACGCGGCTTGGGCATCAGTTTACGCCGCGGTCGAGCGAAATGAGAGTTATTTGCTGGAATCTTGGTGGATAATTTAGACGATAGTTTGGGACCGTTTAGCGGTGGCGTGACGGTTCCTGTATCGAAATGACTGTTAGGCTTGGTCGAGAATGGCGATTTCAATGTGCTGCTCGCCATCGGACTAGACGCACAGTGCGCGGAAACGGAAGCTCAGGCCGGACAGGTCGGAGGCCGCAACGACTTGCGTGCCGAGGACTTGTGACTGGCCATAGAGCGATGCGGTGACGAGCGACCAGTATTGAATGGCCACCGATGGTACCGCATTCCCGTAGCCGCCATAATTGAACACCGGATAGGCTATCACCTTGCCGGTCGTGTCTACCACAGGAGCCATCGATTCAATGCCGCCAATGCCTAGGTCGGAAGCGTTGATAACGTCGCCTCCGGTGGTCGGCGTAGCGAACTGCGTATAGGAGGAAGGACCTGTGTGATCGAATACCTTTTCGATCTTCGCGCCGACTGGCTGGGGATATCCAGCCAGAGGCTGATTGCCCGCAGTAAATGCCATTTAATCCTCCCCTTAGATACGGCCCATGAAGTTGCCGCGAGTCAGGATGACGGTCGATGCTGTGTTCGATACGGGTGCGGCGATTGCAACGCCGAGTTGCGCGGCGAGAGTGACGACGCCAGCCGCAGCACCTACGTCGGCGGACGATGCCAGGGTCGCGCTAACCTTTGCAGTTACCCAGTTGCCAGCCGCGATGGCGGTCAGAGTACCGGAGTCGAATGAGACAGTCGCGATGCCTGCCACCTGGATCCAACCAAAGTTGGTGGAGGTGATGACGTTGATGAGAATTCCCGCGATATAGGTGGGCACGGCGGTGGATGGCTGCGCATCGCCAGTGACGGTGTAGGTCCCGTTGCCGAGGTTCGTGGCTGTCCAGAACGCAATGCGGCCCTTGACCGCAGCTTGCGTGGTCGTGGTGAACCCAACGTACATGTAGACGCCGCCATAGAGCGTGCCAATGACGGTGTCGGAGAGAGCGAGCGCGGTCGCATCGTCAAGGACGATACGATCCCCAGGCTGCGTCGCTGAATAGTTGACCGCAGGCGCGCCAGAGGGTACGGAGACAACTACTCCGCCGGCTGTCGCGTCGTTCACATCGTTCAGGTATTTCGCGGTGAGAGCATCGCACTGCTTTGTGAGCATTCCGCCGGCCATATTTAAGTTCTCCTTTACTTAGAATCGAATATCGTTTGTACCCTGACTAGAAGCCGGCGCCGATCAACTGCCAGTTGTCACGCGGCGAGGTCGTGTATGCATTCAAGGCCGCCTTGAGGAACATGACGATCAAATCCGCGTTGGTTTGCGAACGGATCGGCGGCGTGAAGTTGAAATTGTATTCTGGGTCGGCCGAGGGGCGCAGCTTCCAACCCTTGGCGCGCAGCCAGAAGAACGGTTCACCAGGCTTGCAAGAGGTCACGGATGGGAAGTTCGAGATGGCCGACTGGGTTGCCGAGAGAGTTGGCGTGGTGAAGGTGGATGGCTTGATCGAAGTCGTCTGCGACAGGCCGGACGGGAGGATCGTCCCGTACTTGGTCGAAGGAGCCAGCTTGTCCTCGAAGATCATGCCGTCGAGTACCTTGAGGCCGCTCATGCCGATCGATACGTCCTGCTGCATCTCAAAACGCTGTTTCGGTTCCTGGCGCTCGAGTAGATAGGCGTAGAGAGCTTTGTTGCACAGGCCAATGTCAGGGCGCTGCACGCAGTTGAGATATGCTTCGACGATCTGCTTGTAGGTGATCTGACCTGTGTTGCCGGCCTGGTCGCCTACCCATGTCGGAACTGAGTTCAGCGTGTTGCCAACCACTCCGTTGCGCGACTGGCCACCGTAGGTCGTGAATACGTTGCCATCCCAGGAGGGATTGACACCATCGTTGAGCGCCTCGGAGATTCCGTTGATGTAGATTATGCGGTTGCTGCCAGAGATCGATTGACCGTGGCGATAGAAGTCGATGGCGATGTCGGTGTTGAGCGCCTGAACGGCGTTGGACATGTAGGCATCGACAATCTTCACTTTGACCGCGGGACCGGATCCTTGGACGACATTCGTCTGGAACAGGTTCAAGGGAACTTGCTCGACGTATTCCTTGGGAACGAATGCCGTCGCCGCAAGGATCTGCTTCTGCATGACCGTCACGTCAGAGCCGGGAGCGATCGCGCCGCCGTTCACGCGGTCATACTGGAATGGCGTTTGCATGAGCGTGCCGCCGAGGAACTCATCGAGTGCACCGGAAACGCGGAGCTTGCGCAACCAAGCAGTGTCTACGAAGAAGTTATCGTAGAGGATGTCGTCGCGCAAATCTGCGAGAGTCGTGGCGCTGATCTGGTCGAAAGTCGGGTCCGCGGCGAGCGCCATCGGCCCTGAATAGTCGTACGAATCGCGCTCGACAACTTGCATCGACTCCATGTCGATGACGACGCGAGTACTGATTCGACGGACAGGATATCCAAATTTGTCAGCCACAGTTATTCTCCTTTATCGTTGAGCTAGTTCGCTCGCCCGCCTTGTCCTGACTGCATATCTAAAATTGTCTTGGTGGCGCGTTGTACGCGCTCGTTCGAGCGGTCGCCCACTTCCCACGGTTGCGCTTCGCGGCCTGCCTCGGGACGCTTGGTGAAAGGTGAGGTCGAGGGTGCCAAGGGGCGCAAATCGGGATTGCCGTAGGTCGTAGCCAGACGCTCGCGTTCTTCCTTCGCACCTTGTTCCATCAGGCGCTTCTCATAAGCAGCCTTATCCGCCGATTCACGCGCAGCGCGCGCGGCATCCACGCCATATTTGTTCTTCCAATAGGCTTCTACAGGTTGACGAGCGGCCTGAGCCTCGGCGCGGAGAGCACGGAAGTTGAGTTTCTTGTCGGGGAACAATGCGGAATGTTCAGCGGCAATGTCCTGCGCGAGTGCGATGGCATCGCCTTCTGATTGAGCGATCTGTGTGACCTGATCCATTGTGACGTACTTGGTTGGATCGAATCCTTCGGGCAGGCCAGTCTTCTTTTCTGGTTCAGCTGGCGCGTAGCCCATCGTTTTCGCCACATCGATCAATCCCAGTTCCTGCATCTTGCGAATCGCGGCCTCGGCCTTGGCGCGCTCACCCTTCTCGGCGATGAGTTCGTTCTGCATTTTGGCGTACTCGGGGAGGACTTGTTCGTCGCGCCATTTCTCGTAGGTCGCGCGGTCGTCGGTGCGGGCTTTGTCGGCTGCGGCGACTCGCTCAGTGGCGGCGGTGAGTTCAGCTTGCTGCTTATCGAAGGCCTTGCGTGCAAGAGGCGTGTCGAGGAGAGTGATGTCTTCCTGCGTTGCGCCTAGAGTTTTGAGATGTTCTGCGTATGTCATTGTTCACTTTCCTCCATGGATGGTGGAGTTTCTTTTAGTCGCCTTTCACTATCCAGCTGACGGCGGAGCTTGCGGCTCACCGGGAGTGGATGCTTCCTGCATTGCACCAGACGCTTTTTGTAACCTGTTGAGTATTTCCATAATGTCTTGCGATATCTCAGGCGCCTCTTTGGATAGCATGCGTAGAGCCTGTACTGCTTTGATTAACAGAACCGTCTTTATCTGCCCCGTCGATGGAGTCGCAGGAGCTGGTGCCACCTGTACGGGCTGAGTCGGTCCACCCTGCGGCGGTGGAACGTCTCCACCAGGACTAGGCATGGCCGGAATGGCGCCAGATGCCATTAAACCTTTTTGTGCGGGCCGGACTTCGCGCCCTTTTTAATGGAGCCAGCCATACCTGCACCCATATCGGTCTTGAGCGAGAGTTTCTTCGAGCTGCCGCCAATCTTCGCCATGTTCTGAACCTTGCTGCTGGACTTGCCGTAAGCCATCGAATCACCTCTTCGAGAGTGTGGGACGGGATAAATTCAACCGTCCCCCTTAGTTATTTGCCGCCCTTTTTACCGCCCTTTTTCATTTCCGCCTTCTTGCTGATTTTCACTCGAGTCTCCTATCGATGATGTAAATAGAAAACGGCCCGCGCAAGAGAAGATGGGGGAAGAAGCCATCCTGTCCTACGCGGGCCGCTTGGTACGCGCGCCAATTAAGGCTGCGCCAGTTTGAATCCCGCTAACGGATGTGACTGTACGATGATTACCCTAGTGGTTGTCAAGGAGATTTTAGTTATTTGTTGTCGTCGAAGGATACTTTTTGTTCTTCACGGAAGCGGATGGAGTTCATTGCGCCTTGCGAGAAGTCGATCATCAGGGTTCCGGTGGAGTTGGAATCATTCAAATGCGCGCAGATTTCGGCGAGGGAAGTGGAGGGAAGAAAGCCGCGCTCGCGCACGAGTTTATGATGGTCGATAACAGGAGCTATGGCCGTATGTCCATTTGTATGATTCATTTGGATTGGGTAATGGTCGAGCGGGCCCCGTTGTCTTTCGATACCACACGCGGTGGCGCTACGCCAGTTGTGGGACGACCCTCGGGATTGCCTCCACCCGGAGGAGGTGCGCCGGGAGGTCCGCCAGGTGCCGTGGGAGGAGGAATAAGACCCTCTGACTCTGCAATTTCATGCATGCGCGCGGCGAACTGAATGTCCATTTCCTGTTCGTTCTTGAAGCGTTCCATGACGTCGGAACCGGGAATTGTACCGTAGTTAGGAACGTTGCATGCTTCGGCGATCGTCTGTGAGTCGATCTTGATGCCGGCCTTGCGTAGCTGGATGAGAATGAGCTTCATCTGTGTCTGCGTGATTTCATGCAGAGAGTTGGGGAGTATGAAGAACTCCAGATTGTCGGCGAAGGCTCGTGCGCGTGTGATTTTATCGTGCATGGAGGGGAAGTCTGGATTCTCACCAGGTAAGTGAGAAGGAACAATCTGCGATGGATCATAGTCAAATACTTGCGGAGTCACGCCGTCGATGCCGACGATCTGCATTACGCGAGGTGTCGTGTAGTACTGGAGTACATTGTATTTCGTCATTATACCAAGGTCGCGCATGGGCGGTTCCATCGAACGGGACATGTCTTCGATGATGGGACCGTTGGCTTCGAGGATCTTTTCGATGTCGTCCATGGAACCGACTGCGCGGAGCTTGGCAAGGGCTTGCATGTCAGAGATGGCCATTTGAGAATCGAGGGCGGATTCGAGATATTGAATCATGGCCATCGATTCGGGCGTGATCTTTAAGACCTCGGGCGGTACAACAGGTCGGAAGGGCTCGCCGTCCATGGCAGAGCCGTCATAACCGATACGCGCTCGAGGCATCATGGGATCGAAGGCTTTGGCTTCCTTGGCAGCGACGGCGTTGGAATCGAACGCTAAGGGCATATCTAATTGCGCGGCCGCTTTATCCATATTGCCGCGAGCGAGCTGCTTAATCGCTTCGTTGATCTCGAACCCATCGTTGACCAAAGAGAAGCCAAGTGGTTCCCATGGATATTCGTCAAGAGCAAAGGATACGCCGGGGAACATGCCATGCCAATCGAAGCCGGGTCCGTCATACATGACCACTTGATCAGAGGCGATCATTAAACGGCGGTAAGGGTAGAGACGTGCATCATTTTCGTTGGCTTTACGGTAAGTAGGAGAGCCGGATTTCGGATCGCTGCCGGTGGGAATGTCCTGACCAACGTAGGGAACCGTATACGCCCAGGAGGAACCAGGCTCGCCCATGGGGATGGGATTCTTCGTTGTGTTGATGGAGAGATCGATGATGTAGGTGCGGCGAATCGGCACGAGAAGATCGGAGAGTTGCGGGCCCGTATCACCGCGCGGACCCTTGCCGAAGATGCGCTGCACGATGTTGCCGGTTGCAGCCTTGCGTACACCATCGTTGGCGAACCAATAGCGCGAGGAGGATGGACGCAGGCGAGATTGGAACTTGGGAAACATGCCATGCGCCATCGCAACCGGCATCATGTCGAGAATAGTCATGGCGTAGGCGGATTGGAAGTCGTTGGAAGAGGGAAGTTGCAGAGGAAGGATACATGGGGCGCCGTAGGTGAAAAGTTTGATGTCACCGCGCCCCGTGCCGTACATATCACGGCGATACATCGGCACAACCCAGCCGCGGCAGGTGGCGGCAGCATATTGGAGGGCCTCTTTAATGGAACGGTCGGCGAAGGCGCGCAGATACCACGCGCGCGTAACCTGATTCATCATCAAGGCTTGCGATTTGTAGGCTGCATTCTCAGAGTTGTAACCCCACATGGGACGGAGTTTGGCGAGCGTTCCGGTCACTTCGCGGATGTTGCGCTTGAGACGGTTCGGATTGACCTTGGAACGGTAGGATGCGGCGGCGCCGTAGATGTCATTGCCGGAAATGACGTCGAGAGCACGCTTGTAGTTGCCTGTGCGGAAGCCACGCTGAGATTTCAACCACGCTTCGCCCTCTTCGCAGGCTTCATCGAGCCAGCCGATCTTACGTTCCTCACGAACAGCAGCTGGAGGACATTGCCACTCCTTATTCTCAGGTGAGGATTCGTTCCAGTCGGCCATCAGGCGCTCCTGCCGTTTGCTAAAACTTCAAGGATGTGTTCGCACCAACCGCGCCATGTATATTCAGATAAATTAGCGTTACATTGACAGCCACTCTCGCCACTCTCGCCGCCACAACCACCATCTAAAGGTTGATGATATTTCATCAGTTCAATGAGTTCTTCTTTCGACATTAAAAGTTTACTCGATCCAAATCGACGCGCTCGGAATCCACGGGACGGTCTTTCGGAGTGTCCATTTCACGCGCATGCAGATAAGTGACGAACTCCATGTATTTCGCATGGAACTTATGACGTTTGTCGATATCGTATTTCAGATATTCACGGATGAAGTCTTTTTCATAGGGTAAGGTTTGCGAGGATACCAATGCAGCGTATAGGCGATCACGAACGGCATCGTGGTGTGGCCCGAACACCATCTCGTCATGTAGTACTTCTACGGAACGATCGGCAACCTCTTGCTCGTGAAGTGTTTTATGCAGGCGATCAACTGCGGGAAGCGAATCAGCGCCATCCCGCTCGTAGCCGGGAGGTGTAGGACAACCTGTATAGGGCTCCATGAGCAGCCAACCCTGCGGACGTGTCGGATCAGCGTAATTACGAAAGAAAATAACGGTTTCGATGGTGCCAAACTTGCGTGCGATTCCCATGTGGCTCCTTTGTATACCACTCTATATGTCGATTAGTCCACAAGGACGGTAGTTATCCTTGAGATTGATGAGATGCGCAACGGTCCAACAAACTCGATTGGCGTTCGGTTCGGTCGTGTAGAGTCGGGTGGCTTGGAAGCGCGCGGGCGTATCGATGTACTGCGCCCAGTTGCGGTTAATGTAGTAGAGGAAGGAGTTTTCGTTCCAGAAAGTGATGTGGCGAGGGTCCTGGTAGGCACCGCGGCCGTCGGTGGATGGTACTTGGCACATGAGCCAGCCGCCGGGACGCAACACGCGGGATATTTCCTTCATTGTTTGCATAGGATTTGGCAACATAGCAAGGGAATCTGTCGCGCGAATCACACTTGCGGAACTTTCAGGGAAATCATCTATGGTCCATGTCGCGATATAACCATCTCGTGCGCTAGATTTGCAGCCTATCTCAAGTTTTGGGAACTGGAACTTACTATTCATTTCAGCCCATCTATCTACAATCCGTTCGATGTATTTATCGTAGACTGAATAGACTCCTCTTTGGATATCATCGTTGAAACGTAACCATGAGTTTTGTCCATGAACCCTGTAGACGTAGAGTGGCTTGTCGATGTGCAGCATCTTTGTGGCAAGGTACATGCGACAACAGAGATCGGAGTCATCGAGAATGGTCATGGACTGGTCATAACCACCTATTTGTTGGTAGATGGAGCGGCGGAATGCGCGCAGGTGGTCGGGTCCGTACCAAATGCGCGATACAGATTCAGGGGTTGGCGGGAACGACACAAATTCATCGAGTTTCTTGCCGCGGAAGGTGACCTCACGATATCGCCAGCCGAAGGATTCATCGTAGCGAGGCATCGGATCGAGCGATTCGGTGACATGGAGGGAATTCGAGTAGACGAAGCCGATAGCTTCATCCTCGAAGGCGTGCTGGACCTCGGCGATCGCGGTGGGCATCAGGAGATCATCATGGTCGAGTTCGAGAAGAATGTCTCCAGTGCATTGTTCGCAAGCATAGGATTTCAGTGCGCCGACACGCTCGGGGGATTTGTATAGAACCATTGGCTTGACTCGTGAATCGCCAAAGTTGGTGGGCACGCCACCGTTGTTGTAAGCGATGATCCATTCGTGGAAGTCTTGATCTTTGATGGAATCGTAGGTATCGCGCAGGTAAGCATTGGAATGTGAAGCAGTGTAGATGCTCACACGGTTGCCAGACTTCACCTCGACTAGTACACTGCCGGATGCTCCCATAACCATAATCGAACGCATATCTGGAAACACTTGGTAATTAGGGAATTGCTTGACTAATTGCTCGATGAACACGCCATCACAATCATAGCGATCCAGGTCTGGCCAGCGAGCAATCCCACGCTTGACTAAGATACTTCCAGTGTCCGCTTTCATTATTCCCGGTGGATCATTGAAGAAGTGCTTGCCGAATTGTGGATCGGCATGGTCAATGGGAAAGAGTGCCCAGTCAGATGTGACGCACTTCATGTCTCTCAACACATTGTCATCGGCAAATACGTTGTCGTCATCTAGATGGTAGATGTAATCACCCTTAACTAGAGAGTAGGCGTTATGCCGGCAGGTATGGCCCCAATTGCGATGTGGACGATCGCAACGGATGATGCGGCGTTGCGGATGTTCGATGCGAACGAGGATGTCGGTCGAGAGTTCCGTATCGACCATAATGAGATGTTCCCACGAGCTATTTGTCTGACGATCGACTGACTCGCAGCATTTCAGTAGAGATTCGCGCAGGACGGTTGGTGTGATTATGGAATATCTCACTGAGCACACCAAATCGTATCGCAGGCTACTCGTGCATCGGGGATAAGGCTGCGCACCGCGGCGGCTACTTCTGGGCAACGTGGATCGTTGAAGTCGTGGCCACAAAGGAGTCCGGTCGGGCGCAGGAGAGGTCGCCATGTGAAAATGTCCTCACACACAGAGTTGTAAGAGTGGTCTGCATCGAGAAAGATCATGTCGAAGGTTAGCATGTTCGATTTGAGCAGGCTGGCTGCGGCCTTGGAAGTCATGCGCAGCGCTAGGAGCTTGCCGCCGAGATGGTCGCGCAAATTGTATTGGAACTCTTGCAAGAGCCAGTCAGGACGCGAGTAGAGTTCGAGTTCACGGTCAGCGACGGTCCAGCTGTCTTCATATCCGATCGCATTGTCGTCCCAGGTATCCACGGCGAAGATATGCCCGCGCGTGTTGTCGGCAAGAACTTTCGTTGTGCGGCCACGCCATGAGCCGACTTCCACAATAGAGAAATATCCCTTGGCAGTGTCAGCCAGCCAGGCGAGTTCTTTTTCGCTCATCCATCCAGGGATGCTAGTACTCAAGTGAAATGTCTCCGGTGGATTCCTGTGCGATACCACCAGTGAGGCTGTTTTCCATTTGAATGTGACCTGCGGCTGGCTGAACTGCCCATTTAAAGGTGGCAACGTGCATAATCCAGGCGACAGATGTGGTTAAGGTTGCGAGTCCTTGGTAGGCAGCTCCCACTTGCACGCTACGATCGAACATGCATTGCCCTTCTGCGTTGGTCTGTCGTTTCACAAAGTTGGTTCCCGCACTGACGCTGACACCTAAGTCGTCTTCAATGCAGACAATGAGTTCACAAGGAACGGCTGTAACCGCAGTCAGGTTACTGGTAATGGCTGTACCTGTTCCAGTGTTAGGCGCGGATGGAGAAGCATCGAATGCGCTGGTGGCCATGCCTCCATATTCTGCGACGGATACGCCGCGACCGTTGGTGTTCGATGCGGATTTGGTTAAGGTGACAGTGGTGGCTGATCCTCCGATGATGTTTTGCGCGTACCAGAAGTATTCACGCTGTACAGAGCCCCAGTTGGTGGGATTGCCGGGAAATCCGGTGAAGGTGTCCACTTTATCATCGGCGATGGTCATCGTTTCGGATTGGACGGATAAGCCTCCACTGACCACAAGGAGATTTCCCGCAGCGCTGATTCCGGGGAGAGATGCAGCGACTGTGTTTCCGCTGACAGAAGTGAATACTTGATTGGCAAACTGAACCAGCTCCGCTTCGGTCTGGAAGGTTATGTTCTCGGTGAATTGCACCCAGGTATCACCGTCAGCGGCTGCGGTCTTGCCGCCATAGTCGAGGGTGACGGTTTGGCTGCCACCCATCGTGCCGACGTTGGTGACATACCAGGTGATTACAATGCGGTCGTTGACGCCGATGATGGTGGAGGTGGGGGCAGCATCAGTCCAGTTCTGAACTGCGGCGGAAGTGGTGAGTTCAACGCCCTTAGAAGTATCAGAGATGACGGTTCCGTCTGACCAACGAGAGTGAATGCAACGCATTCCGGCATTGGCGAGGTTGTTCGATTCCAGTGCCCAGCAGTTGTTGGTAATGGTGCCTGAGATGGTGACGGCTGCGGCTAAGGGAGGAGAAATAAACTGGAGGATGGCTCCGCCGGCCGTCTTGGTACATTGAATTTTTGTGCCGGATGCGACGGTATTGGTAATGGAAGTGATGAAGGTGAGAACTTGAGCGGTCACGCTGGCATAGCTGTAAGTTGGATTGGACGCAAATTGATTGGTCAGATTGGCGGAGGACTGGAACTGTTTCATAAAGAGCTTGGTGGCCATTTGTTATCTGGGGAAGTCTGAACTTAACCCACCCTCGATGAGAATAGCGGTGGTGACTGCGCTTCCAGCGATGACAAGCTGCGCTTGTATGGTCTGTCCCACGACAGGCTGCGCGCCGAACTGGAGATATTGCGGTCCTCCAGTGGCGAATCCAGCATCGGCGGTGACGGATGCGATCGGCACGAAGATACCGGAATCGAGACGGTAGAATCCTACCTTCATGGTGAAGTTGGGAGCGACCGTTCCAGTAGGAGTGAAGGTCATGCGGATGATGTCGAAGGGATTGGCTGAGAGAACGAGATTGGGAGAAGCGAATGAGCCGATGGCGAGAGTTTGCGAGGTGCGGGAGAATAGAGTTGTCTTTGCCATCTTTGGTTCTCTCCTTACATTCCTTTGAACATGGCGTTGAACGCTTCGCGGAAGATACGTTTCAGTTCACGGATCTGCTTTTGAATTGTGTTGGTGGTCATGCGATACGCTCCACTTTGAGATAGGAATTGGCGAGGATGGCGGGCGTAACGGTGGCTTGTTTCCCTTGGATCTGGATACCGAATACACTGCCCGCGACGGTATTGGTCGTGAAGACACCATCACATTCCATCCAGCTATTGCCGACCGCACCACCGCCCTGCGCGCCTTGGATGCCAAAGCCAACAGCTAAGTAGGATTGGAATCCTGTGGCGGCGGCAACCGTTCCTTGCGGTCCCATGCTGACTTTTACGTTCATGGCGCTGCCTTGGTGGGCGCCGGATTGCGTGCATTGGAATCCCCACTGGTAGCCTTGGATGCCCACACCTTGCACGCCAATGATGGCATTGAAATGGTAGGTCGCAGATGCAGCGAGCACGGCCGTGGTTTGGCAGCCTTGAATGGAAGTGGGAGTAGTGGCGGTGGCGGAGAACTGAGCGCCTTGCACGAAGAATGCCGCCGATGGAAGATTGAAGTTGGAACCGCTGCGCGCGATGACGAGTTGATCGGAAAGAGTGCCCGGTAAGCCAGAAGACATGGCGGAGATTTTTGTGTCGCCTGCGTTACCGGCGGCTTGTGGTCCTTGCACACCTTGGGCCCCCTGCGCACCCTGAGCACCGGTTGCTCCCTGCACACCTTGCACACCTTGAACTCCCTGTGCGCCGGTCGCTCCCTGTGCTCCTTGTGGACCGGTAGCGGAGAAGCTGGCGGCAGAGTTCGCATTGTTTGTGAGAATCGCGCCCGAGAGTGGTGTGACAGTGTAATCGTAGTAGTTGGTTTGCTGCGAGGCTGCGGTCACGCTGAAAGTTGCGAAAGTCGCGGGCGTGGATTCTTGGAATGTTTCGAGTGTGGTGCCGTTTACAATGAGCGCGAGTGTGGCAGTGAGATCGTTTGTGTTGCGATCTTGGCGGGTGATATAGACGTGCGTGATCGAGCCAAAAGTTGCGTTGTTGAAGCGGATCTGACCGTTATTGGAAGTTGGTGTGGTGGTTGTAGTGCTGAAGGTATAGAGGAGCGAGACTCCTCCGGTAGAACCTTGGCTGCCCTGTGCGCCTTGTACGCCCTGAGCGCCTGTGCTGCCTTGCGCTCCGGTTGCACCTTGCACCCCTGTAGCGCCTTGGGCTCCGGTGGCCCCCTGTGAACCAGTCGCACCTTGAGCGCCCGTTGCGCCCTGCGCGCCAGTACTACCTTGAGCACCCTGCGCGCCAGTTGATCCCGTTGCGCCCTGAGCGCCCGTAGAACCCTGGGCTCCCGTGGACCCTTGCGCCCCTTGAGGTCCAGTTGAACCAGTCGATCCAGTTGCTCCTTGGACTCCCTGTACGCCTTGCGGTCCTTGCGCGCCAGCGGCACCATTCGTACCCTGCGGTCCCTGCGGTCCCTGGGGACCTTGCGTTCCACCGCCGCCGCTGCCGCCCGGTGCGATGTAGTCGGTTATGCCCATTGGATTACTGGATAACCATGGTTACGAGCACGCCATCTCCGGCGTTGTCGGCGTCTACGAGGAGTTTGTAGGGCGACCATACGTTCAGGTTGATGAAGGCGGAGGAGAGGAAGAAAACCGCGCCGGGGACCATGGGTAGGATGAGCGAGCCCATGTCGTCGCGGTTGCCTGAACCGGTGGGCGTCGGTGCAATGAGGATGTACACGTTGCCGGTATTGAGTTGCGTGCCATGCGCTGCGCCGGGTTTCTGAGCGGTGATGATGAACTCTTGACAGCGTGGAGTGTATTCGGCGGAAGTTGTGGAGGTGGGAGCGTCGGGCGCGTTGTCGTTCGTGGGATCTACCAGAGACATGAACGAGACGGGCGTGCCGGGAGTAACGACGGCAATAAAACCGAGCGGCCAGAGAGGGCCATTGGGATTCTTCTGGATGGAGTTGGCCATTAGCGAGTCGCCAAGTAAACAATTTCAAGAAGTTGAACGATCAGGAGCAGATAGGTCATGTATTGGATGTGGACGGGAGCATCCTTGCCGGGAAGGCCCTGATCGCCAGTGAATCCGCGCGGGCCGCGCTCGCCATCCTTGCCCGATATACCTCTGACTCCTGGCATTCCAGGTTCACCACGATCGCCGGCAGGTCCTATCGGTCCAGCGGGACCCGTGGTGACCGTTTCGATCGTGCGAATCTCTTTCGGCTGCGGATAGACGATATTCATGCGTGGAAACTGTATATCACCGACGTCGATTTGTGTAAATGAGATCGTTGAGGGTGAGTTCAGAGGAGTTACGGAGTTGGGATTGGGTGATGACTTGGCCGCGATAGGGTGAGAGGTCTATAGGAGGGGCGGAGACGAGTTCGGTTAGGCGGTTATTAGAGCGCGATGCGAGTTTATCCATGTCATGCGGGCAGAAAATGGCGATGGCGGCCGCGAAGATGCGGTCATCGTGCTCGTCTTCCTCGTGCTCGAGCTTTTCCTTGCCGGTAGCGGTCACGTGGACCTCGAAATGTTTCATTTCGTTGATCAGCCAGGGAGAATTGATCTGCGACCAGTTGTTTTTAGCGCAGGTGATGTAGTTGACAAGAAGAAGTGGGCGTGACCAGGCAGTAGTGAACCAGCCATTGCGGGTCGCCATGCGCTTACTTTTAGCGGGATTCTTACCATCATAACGTGAGAAGCGATTGAAGTTCTTGTAGCCCATTTGTTTCATCTGATTCTGTGCGGTGTCGCCTACAGCGGCTAATTGTTCGATCGAAACCAGAGGTTCTTTCCAACGCGTGACACCTTGCTCCATGTACTGAGCGTAGTAGGCAGCGATGCAGAGGATGAAGGAGAATGCTTCTACGTGGTTCACATAGGGAGAAGCGAACTCAGCGCATTGCTGATCTTGCTGAGTACCCTCGCCGACTGACCAGACGGAGATGACCGTGGAGTCGGCACCCTTGCCTTGCGATGTGTCCACGCCAATGGAGTAGGTAACGCCGGGAGTGGGTGGGTGGAAGACGATTAGCTTACCGGAAGCATCCTCGGGAACGGATTCATTTAAGGGAGTCGAGAATCTCAGTGGAATCAGTTCCCAACGGTAGGTTTCTGCGCGCATGGAGGAGTAGCGAACGGGGATGCGCTCCAAATCATAATCAATGTCGTCCGTGGGAGGTTCGTGAGCGGATTCAATGGACTGGCCGGATAGACCGTATACTCGGTAGTCTCGAATACGATGGTCGTCGAGTAACTGGATCGTCTCGTGTCCGAAGACGGATTCACTGCTGCGTTGGAGCGCTTCTTCATCATCACCTGCCATTTCTTGTAGGAAAATAGACTCGATACCCTTGTTCTTGTGTTCTTCGTGATCGACCTCCCAGAACCATTGCTGATAGGAAGGCATGCGGTATTTATTGTCGGTGGAGAGTTCACCGGTGGCACGCTGGTGGTTGATGAGATGGCGCTCAAGCAGGGGATTGGAACGCACGTAGAGTTCCGCCTTGGCGACATGCTCGCGCGTTTCCTTGGTGGGACGCCAACTTGGTGGAGCAGGATGAGTGCGGCGCCAAGTGGGTGTGGGCCAGATGTCTACGCCGCAGAACCATGGCAGAAAGATAGGGCAGAGACGCGAACGATTGTCTGACCAGTTGGCTTTGGCGTGCCGCCAGGTGTCTGGCCACCAGCCTTTGTCACCCTCGCCGGTGGATTCAAGCACGCCGAATACGCTGGGAGAAGCGTGAACCGCCTTGAATAGAGACGCTTCGATTTGCTGTGCGGCATTGGTGAAAGATGCGCATTCAGAGAGATGGTAGATGGTAGGTGTGGTGCCGCGCGCAATGCCAGAAGTCTGAGCACCGTGCTGGAAGGATACGCCGGATGCGGTGTGGCCGAATACCAACATGCCGCGGTCGGATTCCACTCGACGCGTCGAGTCAGGGCGCAGCCATCGTGGCAGCATGTCGTAGGCGAGGAAGAGCATGTTGCCCATGAGGCCAGTTTTTGTTTGGTCGGCGCTACCGATGATGGCGTTGATGCCGTAGGAGAAGATTACTCTATGAGCAATTAAGAGTTCGATGAGGGTAGAACAGCCCAGCTGGCGCGCCTTGAGGATCATAATCTCGATGGCGGCATCGCGCGATTCAAGGTCGCAGATGATTTCGTAGAGGATGTGCTGGGGAACGCGGAAGGAGAAACGGTGGATGATGTTCTCTTCATCCTTGAGGAAAGCATAGCGGGTGAGAAAGTAGGATGCGTCACACAGGATCAGGACCTGTTCATTGAGCATCCAGTCCGACTCAAACTCGGTGAGGTTCTGCGTGGAAGTAGGCTTGCCGTAAGAGTCGTAAACGTACATGTTCGAGGCAACGAGGTGACGTTCGAAGTCGTCGATCTCGGCGGGAGTGTGAGGCTCGAAGGAACGCTGGTAGATGAGTTCAGCTTCGTGGATGCGCTCTCTTATTTTATTGAGGGCGTACATTTATTCGTCTTCGTCTTCAATGGGAACCATTTCTATTTCGCGGGTGGGAATTGGATCGGTTGGCAGAATTGGATCGGTTGGCATAGGCAGTTCTCGCACAGGGGCCGGCGTAAGGGCGGCGCGGCGCTCATTGAAGCGATCGACAAGAGTGCGGATGGTGCGCTCGGGTGGTGGAGCGGCGACGATAGCATTCTGCACAGTAGGACTGGATTGTGCGTCGGCACGCGCACTGGCTGCTACGTTCACCGTGGTATGCGCACCCCTGGGGGACTCGATAAAGCCGGTAGCTTTGTGCAGGGCCATGCGGTCGGCGATTCCCATGGGAGTTAAGGCCATCTTCACAGTGTGTTGAACGACACCCATATGGGATACCGCGGCAACGATGCGATCACCTTGGGCGCCGATACGCACGGCAGCGGCAGTGACCATCTCGAGTACGCGATGAGGAGCGACGTTGACCGAGAGGCAGAGCGCTTCTATGGGAACGAGTTTACGCTGGCCGGGAGTGAGTTTTTCTCTCGCATTGAGGATACGGCGCGCGTCTGGATCGGGCGATGCGGCAAGGTAATAGAATGGGTCAGAAGGAATGTTCATGGGAGATTCAGCAATGGCGGCACAGATGCGACGCAGGTCAGGCGTTACGCGTGGGGCCTGCTGGACATCGGTGGGCGTGACGAGGAGTTTGGCGAGAGCTTTGTGGTAGAGATCACGGGTAATGGGAGCGCGGCGGTCCATGGATTATGACCACTTCTCTTTCATTAACTCAAAGAATGGACGATCAATGACAACAGGAGCTTCGGCAAGATGATCTTCAGCCATTTCCCATGCTTCTATGTAAATCTTATCTCTCTCAGTGGCGATTCCTTTTTCCACTCGATCATAACAACCTGCAATGACTACCTTCCATAGCTCAAGTTGCCACTCTTTTTCATTGTATTTCATCAGCTTAACCCTATATCTGCGGCCATTCGCTTTATCCAAGCAGAATCAACAAAAAAGGTATCCATCCATACGCCTTCACGAAGCCCTTCCAATGTAGCTGTATTGATTGCATCGAATGTTGATTCGTGGACGGCCGGGATGACAATATCGGATGGAAAACTGAACACACGGAATGGAAATGTGCGCACCGCTGCGGCGGCGGTTATACCGCCTACTGTGAGCGATAAGAATCTGCGTCTATCCATGGCTCAGTTATTTCTTGGATCTGCAAAATCCCATTTGAGATATCTATGTACTCTCACTAGGGCAAAGTTTCTAATCGGCTTACACACCTTAAACATATCAGCTATTTCTGCCCAGAACCTCGTGTAGATATTATAGATCATCAGCTTAACTCAGCTTCCCGTTCCGCACGGTCACGTTCATAGATTTCTTCGGCAGCCTTGGTGTCCATTTGAAAGAACTCAGTGGGACGCGGCTTGCGCACAGTTGTCTTCACTTTGTGATCCGATTCGGCAATGCGTGCGAGGGATTCGGTCGCATCGGCTAGGCGCTCGAGCGCACGTACGCCACGGCGGAAGTAGACAACGGCACGCAGACTGGCGAATAGAGCCATCAGCGCTTCCACTCTGCCAGGGCAGCTTCCGTCACATCATCAATCACAATATCACCCGGATCCACGTTGGCATTGGCGGGATAACGAACCATGTTGATGATGGTTGTGCCGTCTTGCTGAAGGACGGCGACGGGAATGGGTAGGTTGGCGCGCAGTCGCTCCGCATTGGGCGAGGAAATGTTGCGCGAGAGAGAGGTTGCACCTATAGCGGATTCCTCTGATGGCGATGTGAGGGGAGGCGTTTCCACCGCGGCGAGTGGAGGGTTGATAGCAATCTCAGCGGTAGCATGCGGGCGCGAAACGATGTGAGATTCCGAGCGCGGGTGATGTGGGTTATCGATGTAGAGAGCGAGGGTGAGGCGGTAACCCATACGGCCGTAGGCGACATAATCGGAGAGCATGCCCTCAGCAGCGAGCAGAGTGTCGCAGTCGGCACGGATGAGTTGCTTGACTTCACCTCCGCTTAGAGCGGTGTTGGCGATGCGTTCGTTATTGGTTGGCATTGTGCGATTTTCCCTTTCACTTTGCGGATTCTACCATGCTCGGCATACATGATGCGGCGCTTGACGGCCCAGTCGAGTTCGTGTTGGAACTCTTCATCGGAGATGGTGGGCGAGTCGAGATCGAAACGGAAGATAGTTTTCTGACGGATGTCGGCGCGCGTAAGGGCAATGATGCGCTGGGCATGGAGCTCACGCAGGGCGTGGAGATGGGCGGTGGGATCGTGGAAGCGGCGCGCATGGGCAGTGCAGATGGCACGCCAGCAATGCTCCCAACGATTGGAGATGAGCAAACGCAGGGACCAGGAACAGTTAGTCGCTGCGATCGGTATCGTCGGGTAGGTCGTCGGAGAGGGGATCTGGGACGTCGGGAAGGTCGGACGGTCGTTCTTCCATGCGCGCATCCCACCCTTCGACGACGGTTTCAATGTTGACGGGCTCATCAGTAACCTCGGTTGGGGATTCTACGTTCTGGATATAAGCAGGTGGATTGGAATATAGCTGGCCAGGTCCGAATGATTCAGGCTGTGCAGGCGGCTCATCAGAAACTCCACCAATGCGAATAATTTCCTCGGCGATTAGACGATTGCCTTCTTTTATTGCGCTTTTCATATATTCATCACTGAAACTGGATGAATGTTCCGGTTGCGGCGGTTCCTGTGAGAGTTGGCGCAAGCGTTCGGCAAGCGGTCGCGCGGGTGACGAATAGAGATGATACTCGTACGTAGGCGCCGGCAAGGGTACGGATGGAGCTGGTAGAGGAGGTAGAGATGCTGCCGAAGCAGCAAGGTTAGCCGGCGCGCGCGCCGCGGGCGCATTTCCCAGTCGCGGCAGGTCCAGCGGTGGAAGCTGCGATGGCCCAGGCTGAGTGGGAACCTCGACAGGTGTGGCAAAATAGACACGTTTATTAGGAGTCCCAGGAGGACGACCTCGAGGGCGCCCAGTTGGCTTGTACCAAGATTTGGCAGGCTTATCCTCTGGATGGCGATCGCGCATGGTGCGCGGCGCTTTGAACCAGCATGGTGATTTGCAACGTTGGCAGCGAGTAGGCGGAAGGGAGCCACCTTGCCAGCGATGATGGCAGCGTAAGCATTTCCATTCCGTCCGCGCATCCTTCGAGATGCCGAGTTTATATTCAATGCTGGCGATGTCACGGGTAATGGACGCTTGGTGCGTCTTTAGAGTAGTCAATCTATCGTAAAGGTATGTGTAATCAGTTGATTGCGGCGGTTCCGTGGACGCTTCCGGCTCCATGCCGGTCAGCTCCTGCACAATGCAATCGATCGGATCCACCTCGTTATTCATAATCCATATTATATACACTATCAATTAAGGAAAGTCAATATTGAATGTGAAAAAATATACAGAAAAATGTAAAAAAATAAAAAATGAGCGCACAGGGAAATAGCACGTCTCCGTCATCACTCTCTATGGGATACGGACAACTCAGCGACTATGCTGGCCTATGCGCGGACAGCGCCTACCGTTAGCCTATTAATGAGCATTGTCGGCGCAGTGAGCGCGTGTATGCGTAGGCGCATTGAGCGCGTGATCCCGAGTGTAGGTATGTGCTCCTCGTCGCCAGTTCACATGCGCGGACAATGTACTCGGACTATGCGCCACCACATACGGTAGAACTACCATATATGGTGGATGTAACGAAACTATCCCATCTGGGTAGTTATGTAACATCGGACCACTATGGAAATGTTTTTCTCTTTGGTAACCTTTCTACCCATATGCGTATCTCTAAGCACGTCGCATTCCAACTATATTCTCTATAACATCAATTAACTATTGACAAGAATAATGCATAATGGCAGAATCGCACTGTCAGCATATGGCAGACATAGTAGTCAATCTGAACTGGAGGGTAACAAGATGCAAACGAAACAGACAGTAAAGGATGTGACAGTGTTCGTGGCTGCATGCTGGTGGCGCGACAATGATCCATTCACGCGCATTGTCGGCAATGACGCGCACAAGGTCCGTACGGCCGCTATGTCGGCTATGCGCGATGCGGCTAAGGATGCCCTGCAAGGCGATTCCGATGAAGATACCACGATTGAAACCTACCTTGACGAACTGTGTTGGTCTGGTGTTCACCAGTTCAGCCTAACCGACCTTGTCAAAGATTCTGAAATACCACAATTGCAGCCGGATTATGACGAGCTCGTGTCTGGCGATAAGGACGCCATTCTTTACCTGTCCTGAGTCTACTGCTAGAGCGCATCCGCGTGGTGCGCTCAGTGGAGTAGATTCAAATTGAACTGGAGGGAACGCAATGGAAACGCTAAAGCACACATTGCCTAAATATCTCAGTGGTCTATGTTCTATGTGTATGTTCGGCACACGGGATTCCAAGTCCTGTGAGAAGTGTGGCGAGACAGTTTGCATGCACATCTATCGTTCGCACCACGGGAAGTATTGTAAGAATCCAGTACAGCGTGTCGAATACGTGCCCGATGGCGTGGTGCGGCCATGAATACACTTGTCGCATTCCAACAAGCTCATGCCCGCTTACTTGAAGCGCAGAGGCAAGCTCTAGTTATTCAAGGGTTGATCTACTGTCTGTGCGGTGAATTGTTCCCTAGCGGGAAGATTGACCGTTACCTTGGAATGACTGTGCATTATGCCAATAATCGTTGCAGTCAGTGTGCCGATGGCGTGGCCAAGGATGGTGCACAGTGAATACTCCCAAACTAGGACGTACGCAGCGTGAAGTATTCGAGCAAGCCAAGGCCGCACTAAAACTCTTTGAGGCTGAACACGGCAACAAGTATACGTATTCTGATTCCAAGGCCGCACGTGCGCGGAACAACCAACGCGCTAAGTTACAGGATGCTGTAGCGTCTGCGTATTGGACCGATGAAATGGAGGCCGCAAATGGACAATACAAGTGAACATGCTGCTTATGATGCGAATGTTAAAGAGGGAAAGTCACTAGGACGTACGCGACAGGCGAAAGCACGCAAGGTGCGCTTTACGCTAGTCGAAGAAGAATGCTGTTCGTACTACGTGGTGTCCGCTCGCCGTAAGACCACTGGCAAGTTTGAGCGTATTGGAGTCTGCCATCCGGCTGCGCGTGCGGATGTGTCCAATGGCAAGTATGAATTGATTCAGTGGGATTAGTCCCGCGCATTCTGCCCGCTACGGTGGGCAGACTAGGCTGGATTGATGGCCTAACTCGAATTGGAGGGCACGAACATGGACATACCCAAAGGACAGATTAGTTGGCTGGTAGGACGTATGCACGTTTCAACGTCCGATAATGCGGTGCGGGCCGATATTCGCAAACGATGCACCGCTCCCATGTGGACAGAGGAAAAGATTGTTGAGGCTGAACTGTACGCGCTGTCAGTGTTTCACGAGGATCAAGATTTGTATCGGGATGTGGTCAACGGGAATATTGGACGCGAACGATAGGCTGGATTAACTGGCCGATTGGGAGGGATGGAACATGCAATCTGTAGGACACAAAGCACACATCGCGCAGCACATTAGTCACAATAACTGCCCGGAATGTCGCGCTGATAACGAACGTCAGTTTGTGCGACTGACGCCGTGGCGCGAATACCAGCTTGTAGGCGATTACCTTTCCTATGTGAAACCACGTTTGCAAGCGTGCGCTGTAGACAGTTCAACGGACGCAAAAGTCTGGTATCGCCAATTCCGCAAAGCACTACACATCCGTATTAGCTTGCGTGTTCCCATTGCCGGCAGAAAACAATGTGACAGTTACCTAGAACGCATCGCGCAGTTTCGCAATCGCGGTACGGGCGCGTGGGGATGCCACGATGCAAGCTATCTGCGTCAGTTCACACAACGTGGAGCCTCGTGCCTAGATCAATGAAAGTTAAACCGCCATTTCGCTATACGTTCTGGCGTGTGACGAGCAAGCACGGCCACGCGGAATTATCGAATACCCATAGGCCAATTGCAAGGATTGACAATGGAAAAATGTATAGCTTGGTGACAGAAAGTGTAGACATCATTCAATCTAAATTTGAAAAGGCAATGGCTGAGTGTGAAGAGAATTATAAAGCTGCGTGCCGAAAGTTAGAAGATTGGTTTAACACGGACGTACTGGCTGAAATCGAAGCTCGCAAGGATAAGAAGGATTGACATCTACCGCAACCCGCGCGGGGAAGACGGGATGCACGATAGGAGATGCGACATGACTAAGAAACACTTTATTGCGCTGGCGGATCGAATTAAAGATGCAAACAGAACTGCCGAAAATGATTCTACAATGAAGGGATACCGTTTCAGCCTGCAAAACATCAACGTGCTGGCCGACTTCTGCCAGTCGCAGAACCCACGTTTCAACCGCAAACGCTGGCTGGCCTACATCGCTGGTGAGTGTGGGCCGAATGGCGGGAAGGTGACGCGATGAGCGAACGAAGCGGAAGCAACGGAGCGCAATCTGTCCGCGTACGTTTCCTGCTGTGGGCTGCGTGGGGTGTGAGCGTGGCTATTCTAGGATGGGGGTTAATGCGATGACATATCCAAAAGAACGTGATCCCTGGAGGAAGCCATGAACAGTCAAGACGATCCGCGCGTCACAATCGAAGAACGGTGGACTAAAAGGGAAGATGGCACCGTATTTCGCAAATGGCGCGTCAATGGTGGCATTTGGCACATCGAAGAAACTGCCTTATCTGACATTCCCTTTGCTCGAATGGAGGATAGCCATGAATGACGATCCGCATATTCAACAGTTGCAGGACTGGAGCCAAGTCAATGAGCCGGAACCATGCGAGCGGGAGCTGGCCGAGCTGGACGCAGCGATAACGGAAGCTGAAAAACTCACAGGGCATGAGGCGACACTGTATCGTGTGCGGCAGCTGCACGCGCAGATGATTAGAGACATGCTCAACGAGGGTAAGCCATGAGTCGAAACAACTTCATTGCAGGATTGCGGGACCTGGCGGACTTCCTGGAATCTAATCCTGACTTCTACGTTCCACCCAAGAATAAAACAATTACCTTTCTACGTGGGGCCAAGGTACCCACATCTGAAATTGGCGACCACGCAAAAATGCTCGGTAAGTGCCGCAAGATTAACAAGCGCAATACCATTGGGCTGGAGCGTAAATTCGGTCCTATCACCTTGAAAGTTGAGTGGTGGCATTATCAGGTGTGCACGCGCGTTAAAACAGGAACCCGCGAGGTTGTGGATCGGGAATACTGGAAGGCTCCCACGATCACGCGAACGGAAACAGAGTATAAATGGGTGTGTCCTACATCGTTTGTGAAGGCTTGCTGCGAGGGTGAATCATGAAACCTATTCCCATCAATCGTAAAGTGATGACGCTATCCGAAATGGACTTCCTTGTCCTGCTGCTGGGGGCAGCGCGTAACCAAGCCGCACGTAGCTTGGACTTCTCTGTGGCGCAGGCGATTGACGATGAAGTGCACGCTATCGTCGCGCGGATGGTGGCGAAGGAATAAGCCATGAATCGTGAAGAAGAACGCAGGATCATAGAACGTGGTCGCAAGATTATGAGAGACAATGGATTTGGAGATGTTTTGACTCCATTAACTGTGCCAAGAGAGGAAGGTCACACAATGATCGAATACGAACTGGAACTGGAAGATCGAGAAGAACGCGAGCTGCGCCTCGAATATGAACGCGAATACGAGCAGCGGGCGATCCGCCGGCGGTTGTGGTGGTATAGGCATGGAGCAGCCATTCAGGAGACTGCCTGGGTGGTCGGCGCGCTGGTAATGCTGGCAGGGGCTGTCTATTTCGTTCTATCAGGCTATAGGGGCCCATTAGGCTATTAGAGCCTCTCAGAGCGTTCGCTGGGTCCGGTAGCCACTTTGTACTGGCAGGCGCCCAGCGGATGTGCTGGCGGGCACCCTAGCGTGCCTGGTGATATGCGTACGGCGGTGCGCTTCCGCGAGTAGCGCATCCAGCTCCCATTCGGCCGGGGGATGGAACGGTGGGACCGACCGCGGCGGGCGCGTCGAGCATTGGCACAGGACGAGCGTACAGCCATCGTGATCGTGCAGAGCAAGCAGGTGAGGACAGTTTGGACAGGTCATCGGATGGGATGCCTCCATCTGAGAGGATATGCAAGGTAGGCAGGTAAACGCAATACAGGTAATGCCCGTTATTGGTGCAATCAAGTGAAGAGGAGGTAAATCATGCTGGTGTTCATCGTATTCGGTGTGCTGGGAGTGCTGTTGTTCGCGGTCTATAAACCTGTACTGGGCAGCCTGTGCTGGCTGATCGCACTGCTCGGCCTCGTGGCGGCACTATGAGCAGCCGACAGATCGCCCGCTTCCTTTTATGGACGGCAGTGCTCACAATTTTCAGTCTCATTGCCCTCATTTTTGAAACCATCATTTAGGGCGCGGACCTCAGCCCCCTTTCCTATATAGGGGGAATTATTCTGTGCTCCGCGCCCTTCTATCTATCTCATAATAATAGGCATCTTAAGGCGCGGACCACCCTAGTACCAGTTCCTGTGCTCCGCGCCGTAGTACCGCGTAAGAAAAGCGAATACTTTTTACCCCCCAATTACCCACTCGCAAAACTCGGTTTTGAGGGTGTCGGTATTCACTTTCAGGTAGAGGGGATGAATGGGCTTGCCGCGGCGAAGGGTAAAATCTACCCGGATCTGACCCTTGGGAATGTTCTTGCCGGAGGGACGAATCATAATGAAGGTGTCACCCTTACCGTAGATCGCGGAGGATCCTCGGAGGTTGTCGGGGCCGATCCGGTCGGAATCCTTCTGTGGCTTCGCAGTGTGATGGCTGATCATGCTGCCAAACTCGAACCGCTCGCGCAGCCAGTCAAGCCCATGCATCGCGCGACTCATGTCCTGGGCGCTGTTCTCATCCCCGGTATGGAACTCAATTAAGGGATCGAAGGCCACTACATCTGGCGATACGCTGTCAATCAACTTGGCGATGTGATCACGGCCGGGAATGGTGTCGAGCTGCATCGAGTGGTCACAACTGTGGGTGAATATCTTTTCCAGGCATAAGGTCCGCTCGGGAGAAGGAAGGGTTGCCAGTAGTTGCCGGAATCGTATTTGCAGGTCGTATTCGCCTATTTCCTGCTCCAGCATGAGAACTCGCTTGCTGCCATTGACCAGGAACGTGGGAGTCCGCTCCTTTTCCCGTACCGCCTTGGTAACGCCAAATAAGGGCGTCCCTGTCGCCAGGTGGTAGCAAAATGAGTTGAAGATGAAACTCTTATAGGACTTGGGAGGGCCGGCGAGGATCATCAGAGAGCCCTTGTTGAGCAATCCACAACTGATGATGGCATTTATGTTCTCATCGAATGTCTTATTGAGGAGCTGCTGGAGGGAAATCGGTAGGTTGCGCTTGATGCCACCAGCCACAACTTGCAGTGCTGGCGTTGATTTAGGCTCATCCAATGGAACTCTCCCGCGAAAGAGTGAAGGCGGGAGCGTTCGCGGCGCCCCCGCCCCTTTGCGACCGCACGTTGATACCGGGAACACTCTACACCCTATCCAAGGCTTGTCAACAGACAAAATGGACTAACGTTATGTACTAATACTCAATGTTTATGCGGCTATCAGCAGTTATCCACAGCTATCTCAACTATTTTCCTATTTTCCTGTTATTCCCCTTGACAGATATTCTTGTCTAGGCGTATAACTCTCCCCGTATGGTGAAACCACAATATCTGAAAGCGTTAAGAACTCGCAGGGACATGCGGCGCGCGCTTGGGTTGTGCATCTTCTGTGGAGTGAAATCGAAGGGTTCGAGCATGTGCGGTAAGCACCGGAAGATGGAGAGGGAACGAAAGAGGAAGGCGCTGGGGTGCGAACCATGGAAAGCCGGCAAAAGAGGGCGCCCGCCGATCTTATGAACTCTCTCACATTTTTCGTCCTAGGCGTTCCGATCGGTAAAACCTATGGCTTCTCCAAGGGCGGTCATCAGTATATGAAGGCGCATGTGAAACGGTGGGAGAAGACGGTGGCGTTGGCGGCACAGGCGGCCGCGGGAGCGGCATTCCAGCCTTATGAAGGGTTTGTGGAAGAGAGCATGTACTTTAGCTTTCCCATACCGGAATCAAGAATGTGCAAGGTGGTCGGCTTACATCCTGAGAATTGCAAAAAGATCCATCCTGGCGATCTGCATGGGCAGGATCCCGATACCTCCAACCTTGTGAAGTCGGCAGAGGATGCGATCAAGAGGCTGCTGTTCATAGACGATAACAGAGCCATGTTGGGGAGCTGTTCCAAGCATTGGTGTGCGCCGGGGAATGAGGGAGTGGAGATCACGGTGAGGTTTCTATGACCGATTACGCTGCTTCCTTCATGTTGATCTGTCTGGGGATGTTGTTATTTGGATTATGCGTAGTCTTAGTAGCACTAGCAAGGGCTCTATGGAAGGGAAAACTGTGATCTACATCTCGGTGAGGTTCTTATGAAGAAAACGAAAAACTTAATAAACAAGTTACCGGATGGAAGGGTAGAAGTTATCTTTTGCAGACCAGCAATGTTTTCTTTTATGTCCATGTTGGTATTTGGATTTGAATCTTCAACTGAACTTATCGCTAACAATAAAAACCAATGGCTTGGCTATCGTTCAAGTCTACAGTCACACGATGATTTTATAAGACTGGTTTTCGGCAAGGATAAAAAATCAGCCGAGAAAGCAATAGCGGAATCTCATGCGGCAATAGAGAAGAAATGATCTACATCTCTCCATCGCAATTAACCACCTGGGCAAATTGTAGGGAATCTTATCGTCAATCCTACTTACTCGGCCCATCCGCCCATCCTTCCGTATTTATGGCGTTCGGTTCCTGCATTCACCGCATGGCATTCGCTTACTGGGCGGGTTGGGAATACGAGAAGGCTTTCTCTTGGGCGGTACAGCCGGCTCTGTACGATAAAACGGAAGCGGAATGGAAGGTGAAATTTGAAACTGAAGAGTCTCCTTACACTACCGTGGTTTATCCTCATGGCTTGCTGGCTCGTAATTCCTTTCTTGATCGAGCACAACTATCAGCTAAGGAAATCGATAAATGGAACGAACGATTGGATTCATTGGCTAAACTGACGACGCACTACTTTTCACATCATGGAACGGCACATGAAAAATCTAGTTCCACACGCGCTAATGTGAATGAGAAGATCATCCAATTCCGATGCGACCAGAACGATATCGTACTCTGTACCGGCATCATTGACCGCATCTCTGACGGTAAGTTGGTCGACACCAAGACCGTCACTCCCGTATCCCGTGATTGGAAAGTGAAAGAGAAAGAATCCAATATCCGTAAGCCACAGATGAACTTCTACCTCGAATGGTGCCGCAGGAACAAGATTGAGATTGAGAAGGTGATTATCGAAGCGGTAGTGCGGCCGTA